CGATAAAGTTAGCTTCGTCAGCTGCCTGTTGATCTTTAGGGTTGAATGACAACGGTACCGCGCGGCAGTCCGGCGCAACTTGCGTCAACTTACCAACTACACCATCAATTAACGGCCTAATCTTATTGACCGTCATGTATCGGTTAGCTTCAGCTGGATTCTGAAGCTGTACAAGGTTACGAGTTTGACTATTGATACGGAACCATTGCCGGCCTTCAAAGAACGCTAAGGCTTGCGCCCATTCAAGTTCCATCTCTTGCCTGGCTCGGTACGCAGAATCAAATTGTTCTTTGACGTATGCCGAAACCCTACGCGCTTCTTCAGGATCTTCTAAAGGATCTACAGACCATTCATTAGGGTCAATGTCTAGCTTGAGGACATCTGGGTCGGACGTTTGCAGATTACCTTTATCAAAGCTACCGGGCGTACCCTTGTCTGAAGGCCGGCTATATGCCATAGACTTAGGTTGCTGACTGACGCGCGACATCATTTCCGCAATGTTTTGCGGAAACACGTTGTTGTTAATCTTTGGTGGCATTAGATAAATCGCTCCTCAGTCAACCGTATGTATTCAATACCTTCTTGACGTCTGCGAAGTTTTCGCAGATTCGACCAAGATAAACCGGTAAACGTAGCGATAGTTCCAAGCATCAATACTTCGATGATATCAAAAGCACTCATACAAACTTGTCCTCATTGTTGTCGTTTAGCCACGATGACTTCCAAGGTTTCCCACGCTCTGTCTCTGGACATTTAACAGGATACTCTCTCCACATAACCCCATAACGGCAACTATCAAGCGCGTGGTCACTTTTAGTACCTGCGTCGAGGTCTTCAGGGTCTCGTGGGTCTGCCATTGCAGCGGTAAGCTCCCTGATGAGATGAGGGCATGCGCGTCGTACAATTTTAAAACGAGGGTAATGAACGCCATCCTTGACACGTTTACCTGCTAGCCATTCTTTCAATCTTCTCCAGCCAGCTTTACGATCTTTGACTGCAGGAACCGCTGGTAGATTTCTTCTCCACCAAATTTCTACTGGATACTCACCAATCCGTTGTTCGTGGTTTTTCGGTGGAAAAGTATTAGCCCAGTCAAAAGCAATTGCTTCAATCTTCGTACGCCAAGGGCCGTCAAGCTTATCTGAAGCTACTGGCTCCGCCATCTTATGTTCTTTCAACATCTGAATTAAATCTTCAGCCTGTTTACTACTAACACGTCCGGCTTCGTAGATCTCACCTATAACGTAGATGTCTTCATTCTCGTCAGATGCGTATAGCAACGTAGCGGCAGGCGCACCTGTACCAAAGTCGTGCGATGCCCATACTCTCCACCATGGTTGTACATCTACACTGTCGATTACATGCCATGGTTTTCCTGATGGATCGTACTCCTGGAACTCAGGGAAGAATCGGCCACCAACACCAACTTCATGCTGGCACTCTCGCAAGAATGAAATCACACCATAGTCGTCTATCTCACGCTGACATACACTTATGTCCTTGTGTGACCATGTAGGCGTACCACCTGTAATCTTGTAGCCAGTACGTCCATCTTCACGCTCAAACGGCTCGTAAGTTAGGCCTTGGACAGCTGGAACTATTGGACTCTGTACACGATACTGCAACATGTCCAACTCACCAGACAAAACCTGTCCCATCACACTGTTTGCGTGAATCTTATTCTGTACAAAAACTATCGCACAGTCTGTAGATTTAGCAGGAAGGATCGTCTGTGTTATCGTGGATATCTTTTTATCAACGCGGTTGACACTGTCATCAAGCTCATCAATGTCATCAAGGATGATGAAATCAGGACGAAGGTGGTCAAGTTTGACACCTCTTGCTCCAGTATCAAGACCAAACGCCAAAACGTTAAACCCATTAGCAGTCCTAAGCTTAGACGCATTCCAACCCTTTGAAAAGCCATACTTATTCAATGCTCTTTCGATCCCACAACGTTCCATTGTGTGACCAATATCCGATACGTGTCTATCAGCAGCTTCTTGTGTACTGCATACGTACAGCAGAAAACGACGTGAACCCTTTACCGCGATGCGCGCAGCAATGTGTTCCATCGTCGTACTTTTGCCGCCTCCGCGAAACCAGCATTCAATAAGTGCCGGCGGAGCAACACCAGGTGTTATAGATTCTGCCCACTCCCACGCGCGCTCGTGATGTGTACCAAGGGAGCTAGACATAGCGTGTGGGGCATATGTTCTGAGCCATTGTTTGTAATCTAAGCTAGCACCATCCACGGCAAATGCCCTCCCACTATCATAATCACCAGTCTTGATAACGTCTTCAATCTGTCCATCAAGAGCTTCAAGTAGGGCTAAGGCCAGTGGTTTATCGCTACGTGTGTACTGTTTAAACTCATCACTTATATTTTTACTGAATCTGTTTTGGGCCATTATCTTCTCCAACTACAGTTGCATCAATAATCGGTTCAGACTCAAATTCGTGTGAATACATACGCATTAACTTATTGATGCCAGATCTGATAGATACCAACACTTCTTGATCTCGAACACTTCCTTTTACAACGTCAACAATTTGCAAGACTAACATCATGGCTTGATTAGCTTCTATAGTGTACGCCTTGGTTGCCATCATCCTCTGTTCTTTCTCGACTAGGTCTGAACGACGCTCAATTAACTCAAGGACATCCTTTGACGCAGAGTATTCATCCATGCGTTCTTTTAGTAAGTCACCTATCTGTTCAAAGGCGTCGATGAAGTCAGGGCTTCCAAGTTTAGACTGCGCTAGATAATAAGCTGACTCTATTTTGCGATACTGTTCTAATCCAACACCTTCTGCAGCAGCTTCCGCACGAACGTCAACTAAAGCTGTAATGTATGCAGTGTCATCACGGAGACTAAACAAATCTGGATCATCTCGATACTTATCAACCTTATCAAGTAATTGTGCGCCTACTTTCTTAAAACGTACGCGCTCCTTCTGAAACAAATGATTCAAGTACTGTGGCTTTTCACTTTTAAGTAAATGAACTTGCCCGTGAGCTGCGCAATACTTTTGGTCTTTAAGTGCAGGATTTTTACATTGACGCCTTGAACTGTCAGTCGTAATCATTGCTTCACAACATTTAGCATAATGACCACCAGACAGGCGTTTATACACACCATCTTGGCGCTCAACGTATGAAGGATCATCAACTCCTTGGGAATCTAGCATACTGCAAGTATACTGGCACCATGTCAAAAACAAAGCCAGCTCATTACCGTAATAGCAAAATAGATGCCTGCGATGTAGCTGATGATTGGATGTTGAACCGGTGGCCTGCCGCTGCATTAAAGTATATTCAGCGAGCTGGGTCTAAACCTAACGAACTTTATGAGGACGATATCCTCAAGGCTATATGGTATCTATCTAGAGATCTAACGGGTAATAAAGGTGTCTGTGACCATGTGATTAACACAATCACAGACAACATCAAGAAAGAAGAAGCCTAGAGGCCAGACCTTTTGCTAGCTGCATTTGTAACAGCACCTAGTGCTTTTTGCCCAACACCCTTGACTGCTTGCTTTGTTCCATAGAACGTAGCACGTTTAGCGAGGTTACTAATCGCTGGATTTTTCGATCCTATAGCAGCACGGATTCCCATACCACCAGCTTTAGCAAATGGTATTCCACGTAACACTGTGTCATATGCGTTAAAAGGAGCTGCAGACGCACCGGGCATACTTACAGAAGCACTTGTACCTTCAGGGTTATAAGGTGCGTATCCTGCCTCACCGCGTTTGGCTGGTCTCGTGTTTGCAATACGATAGTCACTATTAGTCAACCCTAAAACTGTACCTGCTTTACCTTTAGAACCAATGTAATCAACAAGTCCAGTAAGAGTTGACGGATTAAACCCACGTTGTTGTGCTTCAGTCATCATCCTATCTAATTGCATGTAATTACCAGGAGTGTATTGATTCTTACTTACCATGTTGGTTACGTGGTTATACAGTTGCTGACGCAACAATAGAGCCATCTCATCATCTTGAGAAGGGTTTGCTGGTGCAGGGTTACGCGCATCAGCTGTAAGCCCTGCCACCATAGGATTAACATTTGCCATTAGATCAAGTATGTCAGGCTGTAACCCTTGAGGGACTACATTGTTTAATGCCCGGCCAGCCTGTCTTGTTTGATAACCAAGATAACCAGGGACTTTTGCTAAACCAGGTAAAACACTACCTAAACCTGATTTAACACCTTCATAGCCGGCACGTGCGCCAGAACCAAGCAGGTCAAAGACACCACCGGCTAAATTGCGAGTATCGCGAAGTGTAGTAGCACCACTACCAATGTATTCAGGATCTTGAGGCATTTGCGGTTGCTTTCATTTCTGACATGGTTGTGTTAGGCGCGTAACGACCACGATAGGCTTCAAGCAAAGCTTTACCCCGGCCAGGGTAACGCTTATCGTAATCTTCAGTTACACCCTTGTCTTTAAAGTCTTTCAAAGAAGTCTGATCGCCAATCTCGCGTTCAAACTTATCCATAATCCTTTGACCTTGATCTTGATCCAATCCGTCACGCTGAAGCATAGCAGCAAGATGCTTTCGTCCAACTTTTACACCACGTTGGATAGTGGCATCAAAAGCTTCGCCCAAGTACGACTTAGTATCTCGTACAGCGCGTTGTTGATTACGCATCTGCTTGGTCATACTGCTACCTTCACTTGGTTCACTACGACTAGCGCTATAACTCCTAGATTCACCATAAGATCTTTGCTGTGGTTCAGGAGGTGCGGATTCGGAGCGATTGCTATTAGAGTTAACGTTTACGTTAAACTCACCAGACTGTCGGTCAGCTTGTGGTTCCTGTTGGTAAGCCATCATTGAACGGCCTGGTATTTTCAAGTCTTCAAATTTAGGTGGTACTGGTTTAGGCTTAACGCTTTGCCGACCACGCAAAAGACCACCAACGTAACTAACGGCGCCTACTGCTGGCACAGCAACAGCTGCCCCGATAGCAAGCTTTTTGTTTTTAGCTGCCAATGAACGGGCAATGGCAGCTGTTTTCCTAACTCCCTTAAGACCAATCGCGCGATCACGTCGTACTAAGTCAACCAATCGACCAACTTGACGAGAGTTTCTAGACTTAGCTGCTTTAAGTTCTGCCTCGCGAATACGGTCAGCAACACTCAACGCCCTTCGCGTACCTTCACGGCCAACACTTAAGCCAGCTTCTCTTTCACTTTGACCCCATGGCGACCAATCAAATCTTCGTCGCCTTACGGGAATACGCGATGCTGCTTCATCAATACGTGATGTATCGGCCATTATGAACCTCGTTTAGCTGCGTATGCCTTGGCCATAGCCTCAACCTCAGACGCTTTAGCATTCTTACGATACTGACCAAATCGACCACGGTATGCAGAAAGAAGGTCTTTTTGTGTTTGATCTGTATCAGCTTTGCTAACATAGCCAACACCACGATCTCGTCCAAGAAGCGTGTCCTTACCGATTCGTCGATCATACTGATCAAGAAGTGTACGCTGGCGCTTACTGTCAACTTTGTCTGATGCAAGTTGTTGCTTCAGATACTTGCGTCCAGTGTCAACACCTTTGCGTAGAGATGCGTCGAATGATTCACCCATGTAATCGCGATCTGGGCGAACAGCTTTAGCTGATGCGCGCATCTCGCCTTGCAACGCTCCACCAATACCAGTTGTGGAGTTTGTGCGGCTTACAGGTGCCTGATCAGTGGATGTTGCACCAGACGACTTGGACGACCCAGATGAACTTAGGTCAGCTGCAGCAATTGACGAGGATGTTGGTGCTGCCTGACTTGCCGTTTCAGCGGAACGTTGATTACTGGCTGCTTCTTGTGCATTAGCTTGAAGTTTACGCTTAATGGCTACAGCAGTTTTACCAGAAACAATAGAAATAGGCACAGCTGCTGCTACTGCTGCTGGAATGGCTCGTTTCATATTAAGCCCACTCCCAGCGGTTCCTTGCGTAAAGTAGCGGCGTCCTACAACGTTAGCGCGGCGCAATACGCCGCCTGACGCTGATTTTGATGTAGGTGTGCTTATATCTTTTTTTACACCAGGCATAGCCCCTTTAGCCGGAGTTCCACCTTTACCAAAACTACCACCAGGTGTTGGCGATGGAAGAATCCTTCTACCTGCCATATCTGACCTAAGTGGGCCAAGAACCGACGACTCACCTACGCTATTGAATCGAGTTGCTGGTCTCCCTGGTGTAGCTGGGCCTCTTCGAGGACTTATATATATTTCTGGACGAACGCGAGTAGTGGTTCTTTTAGCTACATCACGAGGTACACGTTTAACTGCACCTTCTGCTCCTCGACCCAGCAACTTACCACCACGGCCAACCATAGCAGCCGTAAACCTCCCCAGTACACTCATTACTTAGACCTAGCCCTTCCTTCGTAACCTTTACCAACAACAATCTTGTCACCCTTGACATGCTCTGCGCGTTCCATTTTCATGATTTGCGACATGGATGGCTTGCGGCTTAATTTATGCTCTTTCATTTCCATGGTAGCCAACTTAGACTTAGTTGGCTTTGTTGACATTCCATGTTCTTTGCGTTCTACATTCAATAAATCACGCATGAAAAATTGACGGCGATTGATGTTTTTGTTCACATCAACAGCCTTTTTTCTTACACCCTGGACACTTACAACCGGATGGATGTGGTCTCTTGATTCCCATTAGAGCGGACATACCCTTGACAACTTTAGCCATACTTCACCTCTATACGATTGTACTCTACGTCAAACTGTGTTTCATAACTGGCAAGTAAGCAGGTACAATGCCTGAATGAACGAACCAATAACACTACCTTTTGTAGCTGTAGATGGAATGAGGCCAACTCTACCAACTAGGGCTACTGAAGGATCCGCTGGCTTTGACTTGTACGCTTGTATTGACAAGATGGTTACAATTGCTCCAGGTAAACGAGCATTGATTGAGACCGGATGGAAACTAACCATGCCAAAGAATATGGCGTGTTTTGTTGTTCCACGTAGTGGACTAGCTTGGAAAAACGGCATCACTATACTGAATACGCCAGGCACTATTGACAGTGACTACCGTGGGTCAATCAAAGTTATCCTTATCAACCACGGCGATGAACCATTCTTCGTCCTGCCAAACATGCGTGTTGCGCAACTAGTGTTTTCTACCGTGGTAGACATGAATATTGTAGCCGTAGAAACAGGCAAGCTGTTTGACGAAACGAGTCGCGGAGCAGGTGGATTCGGGAGTACTGGTGTATGAGACAACAAGCTAAACTTGTCTGGATTACGGAAGATGCAGAGAAGCATATTGCTTACTGCGCGCGCGTGAGTAACCCTGCTAATCAAGAGAATGAAGAGTTCTCTAAGTTACTCAAGTATTGTCGAAAGAAAGGACACTGGTCTGTATTTGAAATGGCAAGTGCATGCTTTGAGATAAAGACTACGGTCGCCATCGCACAGCAAATGGTTCGCCACAAATCATTTTCATTCCAGGTGTTCTCACAGCGATACAGCCCAGTAACCGAAATGCCCGACCCAATTAGGTTAAGGCTAAAGCATCCAACTAACAGGCAATCATCTATCGATGTAAGTGAGTCTGGTATTTTGGACTACTTGGAAATGGAAGCAGATGAGTCGGTATCTCTTGCGTATGCAACATACGACAGGATGATAGCCGGTGGAGTAGCTCCAGAAACAGCTCGTAACGTATTACCTATGTGTACACCTACAACTCTGTACATGTCAGGGACATTACGCAGCTGGATCCATTACCTGGAAACCCGTCTTGATGAAGGGGCGCAAGGCGAGCATCAGGATATTGCAAAGTTAATACATGCAATCCTGAAAAACAGATGCCCTACAATTTGGGAGTAAACATGGAAGAAACACAAGTAATTGAGGAGCCTAAAGAGCAGACTCCTAATGAGAAGTTGCAGTATCCACTGTCAGATCGCGAGCTTGAGATCTTACTGATGTTGCCACGCAACCGTACAGCTAAGATGATGGGCGTCGCACTGGGTATCTCGCACCGTACAGTTCAGTTCCATATGGACAACCTGTACTGGAAGCTTGGTGTAAGTGGGATGAACGCTAAAGATCGTGCAGTCCGTAAAGGACGCGAACTCGGTCTAATCAAGTAAAGAAACCCCCTCGTAATGAGGGGGTTTTATCAATATCTATGTAGATACACTGGAGTGTAAGGGCCTACATAGGCTCCAATAGTATTGAAGTTAAGATACTCAATAGCTTCATCACTATCCATTCCGTCGCGTTCCATAAGTATGTCAACCATCAAACGGAAGTCATAGGTTGCAACTTCAAGTTGACCATCTACAGTCCACACAGAAGACAAGCCTATGAGAGCATCTTCAAACCCATCGGCAGTCAATGCCTCTGGTGGCAGCATTTCTGCTGCCACCACTGCGTTGGTTAGAAGATGCTTATCCAAACGGATCCTCGATATCGTCCGTCTGTACAGCTTGTTGCTGTGGCGCAGCGGATGGCGCTCCGCCTTCCTTCATGCTGTCAAGTGGCTCCAGGTTGTCGCACAGGATTTCAAATGCGCGACGCTTTTCACCACCATCGGTCTGATACTCGCGAGTACGTAGTTTGCCCGTCACGCAAAGCTTACGTCCTTTAGCCAAGTACTTAGATGCAAACTCTGCTGTGCGATCGAATGCAGAAAGGTCAATAAAGTCAGATGGCTGATCTTTACCGCGATCCACAGCAATGCGCATTGAGACAACCATTTTGCCAGACTGCAGAAACTTGCTCTGCGGGTCAGCTACCAAACGTCCAGTGAGAACAACAAGATTCATGCAACAACCTCTTCTTCGACAACATTAGCAGCAAACGCAAGGTTGTTGATAATGTCGCTAGCGAAATCAATCATTACCTTGGATGGAATAGTAGCTCCAGCAGCGCGCAGTTCCAACAGGCGCTTCCAGGCTGCAACTGGAGAGCAAACAAATGGCGTTTCGCCATGACCAGTGATGGTGTACATAGGGGCGCCAGTAGCGTGACTAATTTGAATACCAATGCCACCAATGCCACGACTTTGAAGAATCGTAATCATCTAAACTCCTTTATTTTCAAACGTAAACATTGTACATTCTTTTAAAGAATAATCAAAAGTTTATACGAATAATCCCACCCCACTCACCAAGTTCAAACCAGTCTCTGCGTTTTCTGTAAACTCCATCGCCATCCCTGTTGATAATTCCACTAACTGGTTCAGGGCCTGTGTTTCCACCAATGGTGTTCATGCCTTCGGTGTCACTTGCGGTAATGATTTCACCGTGAGCATGGCGACCAAGTGCTTTCATGTAAAACACTGCAATGTCACCACGCCTGGCCAACTCATGGTCATCCCTCAATGCAGTTCTTGGTATCCAAATACCAACTTCCTGCGCGTACGCAACCCAATCAGGTGTAAACCCTGTTCTAGGGAAATTGGTGTCGTACGTAAGGGACAATTCTGTACAGGCTTCCTTAAGGCATGTACGCAAGAATGCAATACACCAAGGCCCATTAGCTCCTACTGGGGGTTTACAGAGACTTTGAAAGTACTCAACTTCCTTACCAGCATTGTTCCCTTTTTCACGAACGTAAAGATACTTCTTAGCTATCTCTACGGACTTCAGGGCAATCGGTCTACTCATCGTGATCCTCCGGTCGGGTCAATATGTAGGGCTGCACGTTATCAATCTCAAATGGAATAATTTGCCAATCGGTAGCCATGAGGTCATCGATTGTGAGAATCCATGAGAAACATTCAAACATTGGTTGTGTTACGGATTCGTTAGCGTCAATTAGTCGCTTGACAACATACGCTGTACCAATCTCAGGAAAGTCTTCATCATCCGTTACGTATGTTCCACTTTCAAGGTTTCGCCCATTGAAGATCAAGTAGCTGTAACCCTCATCGGAAATTCTGTACGACAACTTACCGTCACGTAGTGCATCCAACACAATGGATAACGTCATTTACTAGCCTTCCGCTTTTTAAGTTCTTCTGCGGCTTTGCTGAACAAGTCCTTTAGTTCTTCATGAGCCATCTCGTTGAGATCCTGTTCAATGTTACGGTTACGAAGCAAATCAGATAGTGGTGATCCAGAGATCAACTTGAGCGCCAACTTTTTAAACATATCAGTCTCCTTGTCAGATTGATTTTACGTCTATTGTCTTTGGTATAAAATCAGGGAAGTCCTGATTCCATTCAATAATGTTGCGTGGGTTGTGCAGCCAGTTCTGTCTCCATGATTCATCAACACCAGCTATAGAGTGAATGTTTCCATCGGAGCTGTAGCGAGCAATGTAGATAGACTCTTTGGTTTGGCTAATGTGAATAGCTGCATGTCGCTTCACGCGAGTGCAGTCACGATGCTGGTTTAACCTCATACCCAGAGGGTTAAACAGTGTGTAAACATACCTAATTCTGTTATCCATACATGGATTATACGCTAACCCGCAAGTATTACAATGGGTCAAACGACCCTGTGGCATAATAAGGTATGCCTGGAGTACGCCAAACCTTATCAGTAGACGCTACGGCTTATATGCCAATGCAACCTAACCCGCATCCGCGAGGCACAGCAGCATACAATGCATATGAGAAGAAGCTGCGTATGGAAGGCGGGTTATCGAACTCAATTGGCGGCAAGATCGGCCCACGATCACTAGCTGTAGACCGCAATGTAATTCCACTTGGAAGCACAGTTTATAACCCATCAACTAAACGGTATTACGTAGCCGATGATGTTGGGCCAGCTATTCGTGGCAACGAGATTGACATCCCGATGTCAAACGAACAGGCGATGAACAAGTTTGGTAGGCAAAAGCATAATCTTACGATTATGCCTAAAGGTTTTAAGATACCTCTAGATGCTAGTGGTAATGATTTACCCCTGGATCAATATGACCAACAGCAGCTAGTAAAAGCTGGTAGCAATTACTTCTCTAAGCAGCAACCAGTGCCTGGGCCATCAGTACCTCAAAGCATGATGCCAAACAGTCGTTTGATAGGAATGATGCAGCGATCACCACAGATCGCACCAACAATTGGGAACTACAGACCACCAGTACAAAGTTTGCTCATGCCCCGCAAGTAACGTAAAATGGAACATGCTTCCAGATAAAAAATACGACGTAGTCTTGATGGATCCACCTTGGTCTTACACTGGACAACAAGACAAGTGGGGAGCAGCTAGTAAATTCTATACGACCATGACCGATGATGACCTTAGATCATTGGATGTACCGTCGTTGCTCAAACCGTCCTCTGTGGTCTTCATGTGGGCTACCTGCCCACGTTTAGACGCAGCTATGGATCTTCTTCGCTCATGGGGACTTGTCTACCGGGGAGTTGCTTTCGTATGGGTTAAAACCAAGAAAGACGGAACCCCGGTAGGAGCGCAAGGTGTTCGCCCATCGATCATAAAGCCAACTACAGAGTTAGTCATAGCCGGTAGCTTGACCAAGTCAGGGCGCCCAATGAAGCTTATGGATGAATCTGTACGGCAGGTCGTGATGGCGCCAAGGCAGGAACACAGCCGCAAGCCAGACGACATACACGAACGTATAGATAGACTTTATCCTGGAGGTGAAAAACTAGAGATGTTTGCACGTAGGCCTTACGAAGGATGGGACGTATGGGGGAATGAATTGGAATGACATTTACGGAAGTGTTTCACGACTTCATGGATGGCAACCCTGTTACACGTGCTTCTTGGATAGAAGAAGACGAGACAAGGATTGTTTATTACGACAATGAAGCCAAGGCATTTGTCGATCGACGGGACTCAGAGGAGTGGCAGTCTAAGTACTTGTGCCTCATCGGTGACGATTTAAATGCCACTGACTGGGAAGTCTGTGACTGGGAGGAAAAGGAATGACGTTTAAGATTTCAACAGAAGACGATATGTACCTGGCGGTAACTGCTATACATAAGCATTTCAAGGACAACCCAGATGAACCGTACGTTGAATTAGTCTATGATCGAGACGGGACAAGGGAAGTTGTCGGCAGGATCAACAACCCAGATTTCACCGAACTTATCTACGGTGTAAGCTATGCAATGGATCAATTGAAGCGTAAAAACGCTGTACGCACGGTGCAAATAAACACGAAATAAGACACGGAATAAGACGTGTATAATGCAGATGGAATGAATAGAAAGGTTCCATTGAAACCCGAACCTGCCCGACAAACCAAACTCTGCAAACAGGAAGACCAGCCGGCCACGCTGGTCTTTTTGCTATAATGGGGTATGAAAGCAACGCTGTATCAATACACCCTAAAGAATATCTCCGTGGTAGATGGAGATACATTGAAAGCCGATTTAGATCTAGGGTTTGGCGTAATCCTCGCAAGTAAGAAGATTCGCCTAGCGCATGTGAACTGCCCAGAAAAAGACACACCCGAAGGTATCGAAGCCAGGAATTTCACAGCTGGCTGGATTATGGGCGGCAAAGATCTAGTCGTTAGTGTAAAGAACCACAGAGAAGACAAGTATGGACGGATCTTAGGATCCGTCATTATGGACGGCGAAAGCCTGGCTGACTTACTAATGATCAACAATCACGGCGTCGCTTACGAAGGGGGAAAGAGATGAGTGTTGCAAAGAAAACAAATCCAGCTAAATGGAAAGCAGTTGTTGCAAGCGTAAAAGCTGGCACTAAGGGCGGTGACCCAGGTGAATGGTCAGCACGTAAAGCGCAGCTTGCCACGCAAAAATATAAAGCATCTGGCGGTGGGTATGTAGGCCCTAAGTCTAGTGATAACAGTTTGTCGAAGTGGACTGATCAGAAATGGCGCACTAGTGACAACAAGCCATCCGAAGGAAAGAAGCGGTACCTTCCTGACAAGGCTTGGTCAAGTTTATCTAAATCTGAAGTTGCTGCTACTAATAAAGCTAAAGCTGCTGGCAACAAAGCCGGCAAGCAATTCGTAAAACAACCTAGTAGTGTCGCGCGCAAGGCAGCTGGCTACAGATAATAAGAAGACCCCTGAAAAGGGGTCTTTAATAGTACTAGCAACCCCACGCACGTAGCGACTTATTGATGCGGGAGTTAGGATCTTTAGCTGTCTTAGCAGACGTGTTCTTGGCCTTCATGCCGCCCATACGGGCGCAGAACGACGCCTTACGGCCAGCATCAGCTGCAGTCTTAGGTTTAGGCGCTGGTGGCTTGAGGTTAGCGCCAGTAGTGCGCTTGAAGTGAGCGCGACCCGCTGCATTCAACCCACCTGCCGGATTCTGATATTTCTTTACAACTCCCATTACCGCATACCCCTTTTTACATTCAGTAACTTAGACACCTTAGACTGACCAGAATAAGATCCACCAAGAGCCGTGGCCCCGTAAGTATCGGTTGCACTCCTGCGACCGTAGTTAGTACGTGCGTTCCAATCAGCTACTTTAGCTTTTTCGGTATCAGCTCGCATACCAGCAGGAGATGACAACGTGAACACATCAAACGCACTGACAGCTTTAGGCCCCTTTGGTACAGGGATCTTATACTCGTCTCGGCTTTCAACATTCATACGCTTATCGATAAGTGACCGAGCAGCTTGATTTGCAACACCACGCGCAAGCTCTGTATCAGACAATGAATTTTCGTTATCAGATCTAGTAACATCGTCAAACACACCAATGTCTTTTAGTGGGCGCTTACGATCACGAGCTTGCAACTCACGTAGCGTTGGTTTTGATAAGCGCTGCGGTGTACCTCTTGGCATTACTAAACTCCTTTGCTACCTAACGAGGTAGTTACCATAGGGTATTATACAGAGCCACATCCTTACGGAGTGAGCAACATCAACAACAACCAAACGGAAAAGCCGCGACTCGTCATCGCGGTTTTTCTTTTAGTGACGTATCTACTGCGGTAGATATTTGTTTTTGGAGATACTGTCCGTAGCCGGCGGGTATGTAACGGAAGAAAAAAAGGGGGGGCGGGCTTGCCACACCCCCCTCCCCACACAGGTGGGGAGGGGACGGGGGAGGGGACGGGTGGGCAGCCGGCAGGCGGAGCCGGACGGCTGGGAGCCAGCGTAGCTGGCAGGCTGGAGGCCAAAGGCAGACAGCTTGGATCCCGCGCGGAACGCGCGCAGCTCTGGATACGAAGGCACGAATGTGCGTTTGGATCAGAGCATCGCATCCCCCTGCAGGTAGTGTTACCATGTCTCCAGTAGCCCAGCGCTATACATTGCACGTTTACAACTTCATATGCTTATTCGTAGTTATAGGTAATACTTTGTATTACCATTGTAATGTAAAGGTTTATTTAGATGAAATTTCTAATTCATGCTACCTGTAATCGTACGGGTAGAGTATTGGACACTTTGTACGTGGAGGAATCTCATTGGATAGATGCATCCAAGAGCGCTCATGTTGCAATCGGTCAATTGGATGATAGCAATTTGGATTGCAGTATCACAGTTGACTGCGATGCAGGCGATTACTTCATTATCGGTTTGACTGAAACCGAATTGCTAGATGCAGGCGATTATGCCGAGGATGAAACCGAATTCCTTAGCATGATGCGCGGCTTTGGTATCGTAGACGCTAAGTAATTAGCATGACAGGCCGGCCTGCATCATAGGCCGGCCACCCTAAAGGAGAAATAGAATGTTAATTGTCATATTGGATACGCTCGGTATCCTGTCGGTTTGCTTTGGTTGTTTATCGCTTGCAGGGCGGAAAGGTTAATTAGAATGAAACGATGTACAAATTGCAACGGTCGCGGGTTTACTGTTGGCCGTGCCGAAATTGAAGCGGTTATTCCCGGTGCTAACAATGATGCGTGGTGTCAAGTTATGCGCTGTGATATCTGCTGTGTATTTGAGGGTGATACCAGCGAAGATCTCATAGAGGTATTTATTGACAAATCAGGAATTGACGTTCCTGTTATTATCGCGCATTCGATTTACGGTGATACCTACTGTTGGGTGAACCGTTATGTCCTGCAGACAATGTCGCATAATCCATGAAAGAAATCTTTCAAGGTATAGCGTTCATCCTGCTATTCTTTTTCATCGTTGGCTTGGCCGGTTGCATAACCGGCCACTAGTAAACAACCCGGCTTATGATGCAAGCCGGGTTTTTTTGGCACCCGCCCAAGGAGGCACCGCAGGTACGAGGACGACGACTTGGGGAGAGTAAGGGGGAGTCGCGGAGCGCACCTGTTTACACAAACACAACGATAGATGGCAACACTCACACACCACACCTTCGGGTAACGATCACACACACGGACGTAGCACGAAGCTGCGCACGTCCTTCTGACACACGTAGTGTGCGGACACAGTGCGAATGCACACGTGTCCTCGGACGGTGGTGCTGGGGGTGGTGGTGGGCGCTGGGTGCAATCGCGTCGTGAAGCGGCAGGCCCCGCCTGGAGCGCAGCAGCTGACTGCACACACGGCACACAGTGTGAACACACTGGTGCCAGCCGCGCGAACGCGCGCGGTGCAAGGCCGAATGGCTGCAGCACCAGCAGCCAACGAAGCGAACGCGCAGTGGCTGTCACACAGAACAAGGCCGAATGGCCGCAGGTCTGAAGCGGAAGGGGTACCGAAGGGGTCATGCTAACACACAAGCCCAGCTTTACTAGAGGCAGACAACTACGCTACCGCGTAGGAAAAAATTTTTGGAGGGGTAAACCACCTGTTAGTAGGTGGGTGGCGGTGTATACGCTTGGCTGCGCTGCGCTCTTAGCAGGTGGTGGTGCTAGGTCGGCAGGGCTACGCGTGGCGCTGCGCTGCGTTAGCGGATTGTGTAGGCGTTGCATCCGGGCGCGGTTCTGTAGCGTTAGCGTAAGATCCAGCGCGCGGTTGTGCTGCGCAGGGGCGCTGTAGTCTAGTCAAGCTGCGCGGATGCGGTAGGCCTACCAGTTCATCCGGTGGGTTGGCCACGGGGTAGCGGTTTGTTTGGAGTACCTAATTCACACGCAAGTAATTGCAGTTACTGTATAGGCCAAAATTCGCCGTTAATTTATCGCTGGCATTCATTGCAATATTTCGCGTGGCTGCCTGCGTTTTCTACCTCTGTGCTACCTTGAATTGCGTCTCCTGTCGTATACTGGTACTGGTTTGGTTTCTTTTGAAGGGTATCTAGAATAATGCATAGAGTTTTGTACGCTTACGCTACGGGCGCGGGCGCTGTCGGTACTTCGTCGGATTCTGGGGAGTCGTTCTTTGGTCGTTGCCGTCTCTGCGATATGTACGGGGAATGCAATGCCGTTGCCGTTACCGTCCTTGAGGTTCCGGGATTTGCTTGCTTTGATTCGCATGTCTGGGACATTTGCGACAGTTGCCAGTATTCATCGAATTACGGCTGTGATTGTGAAGTCTGCGCGTATTGTCGGTCTGTAGAATGCGCGCGTGTCCGGTTGGCGTCTGATGCTTCCGGGTCGGAAAGTGTAAAGGGTAATTAATATGTTGTCTGGTCTTACTCGGCGCGAATATGCGCTACATGTGGCAGGGTGTGTGTTCATCTGCCTTCTAACAGCTCTTACCGGTTGGCTGCTGTTGTGGGTGGCTGTGCATGGTGGCGCTGCCTTGGCTGGTGTCCGGCATTCTGCCGTGCTGCCGTTCGGCCTTGTGGGTTACCTGTTCTCCTTGTTCGCGTTGGGTTCTATTGTTATCGGGTTGTTTATTACCCTGCATGAGTGGCAGGGAATCTTCTGCGATATTTCGGGTCGTCGTGGGGGTGTGAAGTGAGAATAAAATTGCCGATGCTTGCATCTGATTCTTTGGTGGTTGGCTGCTCTGACAATAGCAAATTGGGGCCGGGTCAATGTGGCGTTACTTACCGTCCGGTAGGCGCTGGGGATTCTGGTACGTGTCCTGATACGTGTATGTTCTTGCCTGAGTCCTTGGGCGGTATGTCTCCGGTTGCCTTAGCTGCGCGGATTGTGGCAGGCGCTGCGGGTAGTCCTGCTGCTCTTCGGGCTGCTGCTGTTGTCTGGGCTGCCGAGTTATCATCTGGCAAATTCGGAAAGTGCTACGCTGCATCCGGGCGGGTCAAGTTTAGCGCCTTGCGTTCTATGGGATCGGATGCAGACTTGCGCGCGATACCTTCCAGCTTAGACGCTAGGCTGCATATTTCGGGAGACTTCATCAAACGTGGTCGCTCTTACGATAGCCGCAGGCCGTCTGCCTCCATCGATTGGGAATATGTCTCGGTCGTCTGCGATTGG